TAGAAGATAATGCAAGAAACGACCACACATCAAATCAAAAACAAGGTTCTGTAACACAAAAATGTTATAAAAATGACCCTGAATTTGAATTTATAGCTCAAGGTCGTGACCAATTAAATTATAAAACAAAAGTATTAGATGTTGACACTTGGAGTGGAAGTTCAGGAAGTTATGCAGCAAAACAAAGCGATGCTATAATTACAGTTACTTCTTATTCTGGAGAAGAAATTGAATATGATATATATTATGATGGTGACCCAGTAGAAGGAACAGTAGCAATAGCAGATGGAGTACCAACATTTACACCAAGTTTATAAAAATAAAACCGAAAAGGCATAGGCATAATATTTGCCTTTGTCTTTTTTAAATATAAGGAGGAATTGAAGTTATGGAAGCAGAGATTAATATCAAAAGCGATAACAATATTATTCAACTTAAAAAGGCAAAAGACATTTTAAGATTGAAAATAAAAGATGAAGATGGAAATGATACAGGAAACTTTTTAGAGTTTAATTTAGGAGATTTAGATTATTTATTAATATTACAAGATATGGCAGAAGCAGATAAAAAGAACAGAGAATACTTAAAAAATCAATATACAATAATTGATAAAAAGCAAGACCATAAAGGCAAGAAATTATTTAGTTCAAATGAAGAAGCTAAAATAAAGGCTACAAACGAATTTTATAAAAAAGAAGCTGAAATATATGATATGTTTTTAGGGAAAGATGGAGTTAAAAAGCTATTAAATGGTAGAAAATTAACTTTAGCAAGATTAGATGAAATAGATGAAATAATAGAAAAAGCAATACTTCCTAAATTACAAATAAAAGCAGAAGATATAAAGAAAGATATAATGGCAAAATATTCTAATAAAACTAAAAGAGATGATGTAATTGAATAATCCACAATATGTAAAAGTAGATGATAAATTATATAAAATTAATACAGATTTTAGAGTAGCTTTAGAATGTAATAATATTGCAGAAGACAATTCTATTGGAGATTTAGAAAGAGCAATGGCAATTATATATAAACTATTTGGAGAAGATGGTTTGAATTGCGAGAATCAAAATAGACTACTTGAATTAGCAATGAAGTATCTTTTATTAGGTAACGATAAAAAAGAGCCTAAAAACGAAAATAAAGAGAAATATGAGCTAGATTTTAATAAGTGTATTGGATTAATAAAAGCAAGTTTTAAATTTGATTATAAATATGACCCTTATGAATTAGAATATTTACATTGGTACGATTTTTATAATGATTTAGAAAGTTTAAGTACAAGTGAATTTGGTAATTGTTGCATACTAAATAGAATAACAAGTATATTAAATCAAGAACAAAAGGATATAAAAGATAATAAACAAAGACAGAAACTAATAGAAGCACAAAAATTATTAAGTCAAAAATATTGTAAACAAGAGGAAGTTAAGATGACAAAGGAGCAAGAAGAAAGTGCAAAAGCATTTTACAAGTCTTTAGGAATAGAGATATAAGAAAGGAGGTTGTAAAGTGGATGGAGAAATAACAATAGGCACAAAATTAAGCACAGACAAATTTGATAGGCAAGTAGTAGATTTAGAAAAGAAAATGAAAAAAGAAGAAGATAAAAAAATAGTTATAGATGCAAAACTAGGAAGCCAACAACAAGAACTAGACAAAGCAAGACAAAAAACAGATGCATTAGCAGATGCTTATCAAAGATTAAAAGACGTTCAAGATAGATTAGCAACAGGTGTAGCATCTCCAAAAGAATTTACAACATTTCAAGATTTACAAAACACTTATGGTTCATTAGAAAAATTAGGAAGTGAATTTGATAAAGCATTAAGTAAACAAGATGCAATAGAACAAAAAGTGGCACAAACCAAATATAGATATGATGAAATAAATGCGAAAGTAAGTGAATATAAACAAAAAATAGAAAATGTAAAAATACAAAAGCAAGTATCAGATGTTGAAAAATTAAGAGCTAGTTTTGGTAGTGTTGGAAGTTCTATACAAAAATCAATTACAAATGTTGCAAGATTAGCATTAGGAATATTTGGAGTAAGAAGTGCATATTTAGCATTAAGAAGAGCATCAAGTGATTTAGCAAGTTATGACAAACAATATGCAGCCAATTTAGAATATATAAGATATGCTTTAACACAAATGATAGCCCCAGTATTGCAATGGATAGTAAGATTAGCAGCTACATTACTTGGATATATAAATGCAATAGTTCAAGCTTGGTTTGGTATAAACTTATTTAGTAGAGGTAGTGCAAAGAATTTTCAAAAGATGAAAGTTGGAGCTGGTGGAGTTGCAAAAGCAGCTAAAGAAATAAAGAAACAACTAGCAGGATTTGATGAAATAAATATGCTAACCGACAATTCAGACAGTGGAGCTGGAGGCGGTGGTGGAGCTGGTGGAGTATCACCAGACTTTGATTTAAGTAAATTTCAAGGCGAAGTCCCAGAATGGTTACAATGGATAATAGACCATAAAGACGAAATATTAGCAATTATGGCAGGAGTTACAACAGGATTAATAGCTTGGAAGCTTGGATTAGATGCAATTAAATCTTTAGGTTTAGGATTATTAATTGCAGGAATAGTGCTTACAATAGAAGGTTTAATTAAATATTTAAAAGACCCAAGTTGGAAGAATTTTGGTAAAATAATACAAGGTGTAGGGCTTGCAATATTAGGGCTTGGAGTGTTGATTGGAAGCGTGCCTTTAATTGTTGCTGGAGCTATTGTTTTAATAGTAGGTACAATTGTTAAATATTGGGATAAAATAAAAGCATTTTTTCAAAGAGGCATAGATTGGCTTAAAGGAAAATCTGATTGGGTACATAAGATGTTTGGAGATACAATAGGAAATATATATGATTTATTTATAGATAATTTGCAACAAATACTAAACTTCTTTAATAGTTTTTTTACAATGATAAAAGGCATTTTTGATGGAATTATAAAGTTTATCAAAGGTGTGTTTACAGGCAATTGGCAAATGGCTTGGGAAGGCATAAAGCAAATCTTTTCTAGTTTATGGGAAGGCATTAAAGGAATGGCAATAGCTAGTATTAATATTATAAAGAATAATATTAGTGCAGGTGTAGAAGTAATAAAGGCTATTTTTCAAACTTTATGGAATATAATGAAAAGCGGGGCTCAAAATGCTTGGACTTTTATGAAAAATGTGTTTAGTGGAATAGGCTCATTTTTTAGTAATATTGTAAGTAGAATAGTAGGATTTTTTGGCAACTTAGGAAGTAGAGCAGGAGAAGCTATTGCTGGAGCTTTTAAGGCTGTTGTAAATGGAGTGCTAAGAGCAATAGAAAGAATATTAAATTCACCGATAAGAGCAATAAACACTTTAATTGGAGTAATAAATGCAGTACCAGGAGTAAATATAAATCGTTTACCAACATTTAGTTTACCTAGATTGAAAACAGGTGCAATTGTAAATATGCCAAACAGGGGAACTTTAGTTGCTGGAGGAAGTGCAATAGCTGGAGAAGCAGGACACGAAGGAATTATTCCATTAGATGATAATCAAGCAATGGCACAGTTAGGTGCAGAAATAGGTAAAAATGTAGTAGTAAACTTAACCAATATAACAAAAGTAGGAAATAGACAAATAGCAAGAGAAATAAAACAAATAAACGCAGAGCAAGAATTTGCGTACAATATGTAAAGGAGGTGCAATAGTTGTTTATAAATGCAGACAGTATAAAATTAAATAATATATCAATGGGACAATATTTATTAAGTGCAAAATATGAATATAATAAATTATGGGGAAGTGATACAGGTAGAAACTTAAAAGGTAAATTTAGTGGAACTTTAGTTGGAATATTTCCTAAAATAACACTAACATTTAGAAAATTAACAAAAGCAGAAATGAATATTATTGCACCAATTTTAGATAGTGGAAGTCAAAGACTTACTTATTATGACCCATCAACAAACTCAAACGAAACTATATCAACATATACAGGAGATTGGAGTTATGAAAACAAATCAATAATGACAAAAAACGAAAGTTTTGACTGTACTTTTATTTCAAGAGAAAGGAGGACATAATGAAATCTCATACATCAGGATTTAAAAATGCAATAAAAAACCTAGGTAGAGAATTAAGAGCAGTAATAACTTATGGAAATACAACTTTAGAAGAAGAAATATATTCAGTAACACCGCATTTTGAAGGAAATATATTAAAATCTATAATGAAACAATTAGACTTAGAATTGTCTGTTGATATTCCTTTAGAAACGGTTTTAAATTGCAAAATAGGTATATTAGTCAATGAAAGTTACGAAATGCTTAATTTTGGCAATTATGTTGTTTATAAGTCAGAAAAACAAGAAGATACAAACACATATAAATTAACTTGCTACGATAAAATACTTTATTCAATGAAACAAAATGAAGATTTAGGAATAACTTACCCAATATCAATAAAAAACTATTTGAAAGCAGTATGCAACAAACTAGGT